ACTGAGATGACGTACAACGCACCGGCTGAGTTGGGCGACTTATATACCCGCTTTGAAAAAATGTGGGGTCAGATTCAGGAAGAGCAGCGCATAGCCAATGCGGAAGAGTTAAGAGCAATACATTTAGCCGCAGCAAAACGACGGCGAGCAATCAGAAAGATCAAGGAAAATGCGACATGGTTTGGCGCGGTTCTGTTCGTGACCCTGTGGTTAATAAGCCTCCTACTACTGATAAGGATGAGCAAGACAATATCCCTTGGGTACTATTGATTTGTCTAATTTCGATGGTATTGACACTCGCCATTGCATTGCCGTTAGTTGGCCTAGCGATTATGGACGCTAACAACGCAACGAATGCAGCCATCATTGAAATTGATAGAATGCGCAGGATACGCAAATTGATGATGAAGGAACTAGAGGAAAAAAATGCTAACTCTGAGCCAACTGAAGCAACTACTACCAAGGAATAAGTATGTCGAACATTGGCATAATGCTTTGCATCAACTGCTTCCTGACTATGACATTGATACCCCTCATCGTATTGCTGCTTTTGTAGCGCAATGCAGTCATGAGTCTGGTGGTTTTACGACGCTAAAAGAAAATCTGAATTACAAACCCCAATCGCTTCGGCGACTTTTTCCTAAATATTTTCCAGATGACGCTATTGCTAACCAGTATTGTGCGCGCCCTGACAAGCAGGCGGCTATCGGAAGTCGTATTTATTCTAACCGCATGGGCAATGGTGATGAGTCTAGCGGTGATGGCTACCGTTATTGTGGCCGTGGTCTTATCCAACTTACTGGTCGGTCAAACTATCAATCCTTTGCAGATTCTATTGAGGTGGATGGTCGCCCATTAAAGATCGACGAAGTGCCAGAATACTTGGCCACGTTTGAAGGCGCTGCTCAAAGCGCTTGCTGGTTTTGGGAAACGAATAAGCTCAATCAATGGGCTGATGCTGGCGACATTCTTACATTAACTAAGCGCATTAATGGAGGCACCATTGGACTCGAAGATCGTAAAAAACATTATGAGCATGCTCTTCATGTGCTTGGCGCTTAATGCTTGTCAGGATAGATTTCGATATAAGTGTCAAGACCCTGCTAACTGGGAAGCCACAGATTGTAAGCCTCCTATATGTACGGCTACGCAAACCTGTCCTAATGATGTGACGCAACCAGAAAAGGTAAAGCCATGAACGAAGATAGTTTGAACGCATGGTTAAAATTCATAATTGGCATTTGCTTTTGCATGATCCTGTTTATGATGGCGTCGCTATCTATGTATTCGGTCGTGTTTGTTACGCAACCGATGAGCGGAATGGCGCCAGCGGATAAACAGTTCTTTTTATTGCTGTCCGATATGAGCAAATACATCCTCGGCGCGTTAGCGACCCTTATAGCAATTAAAGGTAAAGATCAATTTGTGCCACCAGGCTTGTCAACGGCAAAGGAGCGCGAAGAGGCGATGAAGCCGCAAACTCCACCAGCGCCTATGACGCCAGCCAAACGTGTAGAACCAACGATTGAGCCAGTAGCAGCGGCTGCGCCTGTCGTTCTAGGATTTAATGGCAAACCCGCCCCACCTGCTGCACCACAACCGGAGATCGAATGATGAAATCACTTATTGCACTTATTGCGTTTGTTCCTTTGATGGCGTTTGCCGGTGGCGAAATGAAGAAGGTTTGTCACGACGAAAAGGGTAAGCAAGTCTGCAAAACCGTCAAGGTGCATAAGAAACTAGAGGGCACGAAAGTACCGCCTAAATGAATCCGTACTTTATAGCTGGCTCAGTTTTGGCCGTGGTATTTGCTTATGGCGCTGGTCATTGGCAAGGCGACGATGCTGGCCAAGCTAAAGTCCAAGCGCAATGGGACAAAGAGAAAGCCAAACAAATGGCTGAGTACGCTGAGAACATGCGCATCGCTAGAGAAAAAGAGCAAGCGCTTCAATTGGGCGCAGATAATTTACGTCAGGAGAAAGACCGTGAAATCCGCAATATTAATGCTCGCGCTACCGCTCTTTCTAACAGCTTGCGCGACCGGCCAGATCGCCCCACCACCGAAGCCGGTGCCGTGTCCAGTACCGCCAGCACTTGTGGTGGAGCCACCGGCGCGCAACTGGCTCGGGGAGATGGAGAATTTCTTACAGGGTACGCTGCCGACGCAGCCAGGCTTAAAGCCGCCCTCGACCAATGCGTCAAGCAGTACGAAACCCTAAGACGTTAATAATACGACGGTCGTGGCGCGCAAGTAACATCGACAACAACGTCAGATGTGCGCCCTGAAATCTTTCGCTTGGCCAGTATCATCACGGCTCTGGTGCGATTAGATTCGCAATCTTGAATAGCCATGATGACCTCATTGCGGCTCATGGGCTGAATATCTTTTTCTACCGTCAACGATGTATTCGGCATATCGAATGTTGAGCATCCGGTTAAAAAAAGTAATGGCAATAGTTTTTTCATGATTTCTCTCTTTTTAGTGATTAACGATTTGCTCAATACCTTGAGCGCATCGCATACGAAACTCAGCCCATTTTTTCATAAATTTTGGGTCTTCTGATGGTGGTATCCAGTTGTAATTAGCGCGCCAACGAATTGTTACATCCGTCGTTGATGGCGTGTAAATGTAATGGTCACCCATGCTCATGTTGTTATGCTTTCTCATCTTGCCTCCTGTCTTCGTTTTTCCTGCGGGTAGTAACCTCTTTCTTTTTCATTAACGCAACCTCAGATTTAGTATAAATAGGTTTTGGCTCGGGTGGTGGTAACAACGCCAGCCAGACTTCGCCGGTATAGGCAGAAAAACCGCATTTGTGGCATTTACGCAACCGTCTAACACCACCTAATTGTTTCTGAGTCCACGTTACATTCGTCTTTCCACCACAGTCTTTACAGTTCATTATCATCCATCATCAAATATGCAATTAATCCAGCCACACCAACAGTAATGCCAGCACCTATTAACATCGCTCCAATGGCTGCAATGGCAATCATTTTTTCCCCTTCCATTGAATCATTTCAACAGATTTCAATTCATTACTCCCTGCATCAAACACCAACGACATATTTGGAAATCGTGCGCCGACATCAATAAACAATTCACCGTTCAAAACGTGCGCGTTTAATTCAATCGTGTAGTCAGGTTTAATGCGCAAACGGTATTCCGTTTCTTCATTCCATGTTGGATTGGGTGATTCTTCCCATGCTTGACTGCGCTTAGAAAACTTTTGAATCTTTGCGCCTTCAGCCCATGCTTTGATTAGTTTTGCGTGTTTGTGTTCAGTCATTTTTCTCCCCTAAATTTTATTATTTGCTCTTTTGCTTCTGCTGCTCCTTTGCATACCAGCACCGTGTCGCCAATGCCTCGCAAGTATGTGTGCCAATCTTTTTGTTGTGGGCTAATCGTTCCACCCTTGATACGTTTCATTTCAACCCACAACCGCCATGCTGGTGCGTATAAGTCAGGGACGCCTGGGCTAACGCCTTCAACCTTTAATCTAGTCGCCACCCCAAGGGTGCGTTTCTCGCCATTGGGTATCGCAAAAATTCGCACTTCCGTGTATGTCTGGCGAAACCATTTAACGACTTCTCGTTGCTCTTCATGCTCGGTGGGGATTCGTTCAGTCATTCCATTTCCTTGATAAGACGCGATAAAACTTGCCTTCTTTTTTGTATGCAATGGTGGTCGGTGGCTTGCCATGATTCATGTACGTAGCAATCTGGTCTAGCTTAGTTACACCGACTGCAAACAATTCACGGCTACCGACACCCGACGCATTGGCCATCTTGGCTAACTCTCTGACCGCTTTGTCGCCAGCATAACCATCGTGGCGAAGTGGCAGGTACTCGGTAATCGATGGGTCGGACAAATTCTTTGAATAATAACTGACGGCCAACATTTCTTTACCGCTTGCGTTGCTGATGTGTTTGCGCCAGTTCCAACCGGTAATAATCATATCCTTGGCATCCATGCCCATGATGTCATCGTGTCGCAGCGCTAACGGCTTTGGCACTGACGGCGGGAATTCGTGGCCGCAGGATGGGCATACTTTGACCGATATGGCGCAGAGTTCATGGCACTCGGTGCAAAGTTTGACCGGCATTTCACCGTTCCCTGTTCCTGCTTTGTTGGGTGGCTGCACGTTAGTAATTGGGCCATGCGTCTCAACTACACCCGCAAAATCTAGCACTAGGCAATGGTCGATATGATCTTTGATACGCATACCGCGACCGGCCATTTGTACGTATAAGCTGGCGCTCATGGTTGGGCGCAACATGGCGATTAGATCAATATTAGGAGCATCAAAACCAGTAGTAAGTACGTTAGCATTTGTTAAAGCCCTTATTTTTCCAGATTTAAATTCATGGATGATTCGCTCTCGGTCTGTCTTTGATGTCTCGCCAGTGATGCAAGCCGACTTAATACCTTGGTCGCGCAGCTCAATTGATACGTTTTTCGCGTGATTAATACCTGCGCAAAAGAATAGCCATGACTTTCTATCACCAGCCAATCGAATGACTTCAGCCACAACACTTTCGTTATTCTTTCTTGTATCCACGGCCTTTTGTAGTTCGGCCTCAATGAACTCGCCACTCGCAGCGTGGCAAGATGCCGTTTGTAGATCAACTCCTCGATGCTGACCGGCTCAATCAGATCGTCAAAGATAGCTGGCTTGTCGGTGATAAGACCGTGGCCAAGGCGGTACGGTGTGGCTGTTAAGCCGATTACGCGCAACTCTGGATTGATGACCTTTAATTCATCCAACAACGTGCGATAGCCACCTTCGTTTTTGTGGCTAATCAAATGGCATTCATCCACAATCACCAAATCAATATGGCCAAGCGCCGCAGATTTAGTGCGCACCGATTGAATGCCAGCAAAAGTTATCGGCTCGCCTAAATCACGCTTACCAATACCTGCTGAATAAATTCCAAGCGGAGCGCCTAGCCAATGTTGGCGCATCTTCTCGGCGTTTTGCTCGATCAATTCTTTAACGTGCGTCAGCATCAGGATTTTTGTCTCTGGCCATTTCTGCACGGCATCTTTGCAAAGTGCAGCCACAATGTGGCTCTTGCCCGAGCCAGTAGGCAGCACTAAGCATGGGTTGCCTTTGTTTTTGCCAAACCACTCATAGAGCTGGTTGATGGTTCGTTGTTGGTAGTCACGGAGCATAAATTTTATACACTACAAAATTGCGATTGTTTCGCCATGTTTAGGAATAATCAAACCAAAATCAGTAGTAAATAAACTATTGGTTTGAAATCGATAAATATTAATCTTTCGCTTGCTGGTTTCTTTCCATGTATTTTTATGGCTTATGCCTTTTCTGTCGCCAACTTTTACCCAACCCATTTGCGTCCAAAAAAAGTTACTCGCCAAATCATCTGCGCAACCACAAGCAAAATCCTCTCTACCTACTAAGTTTCCGTGACTAATAGCAGCCGACAACAATGCTTTGCCACGTTCAATCAGCCTGGCATCTTCTTGAATGCAAATTTGATTGCACTTAGATATTTTTCCATAACTAAACATAACAAACCCAACCAAATCGCCGTTTTCAACGCAAACAAATATTCTGTCATTGCAAGTTGTACTCCAGCGCTTCCCTGATTTGTGTCCGGTGATAGCAGATTCATAAGCAGGGCTAGGAATAAAACCCAAAGAAAGACTTTCTTTTTTTGACAAATTAATAATGTACGAAATATCTTCTAATGTAGCTGCGCGTATCATTCATATCACCTAAATAATAAAAATTATCCAACCACCCTCGCATTAAACTCACGACGAAATTCTGTCGCAAATTCATCAGGGTTGGCGCATACCGAAGGATTGGCCAGTATTTCTTTGGAGCCAAAGACATTGGTATCAGGCTCGCCGTTAATCACATCCGGCACCAGATCGGGGTGCAGTACGTGCGAATCGCAACCCTCGCGCTGCCACTCAACAGGTATATCGTCAGCGTCATGGCGCTCACACCGCCACGTTGAATTTTCTAGCGCCGTACTGTTAGCGCAGGTTCTGCAATTGGCGTGTTTGGTAATCTTGGACTCGAAACAAAAGTCATGCGCAGG